TACTAATATGACACCATTTGAATATCTAAATGCTATCAATCAATCAAAAGAAAACTTGATGATTGGCACCGACAATGATGAATTAGCAGAAAAATCGTACAATGCGTACATCGTTAATAAAGGACTATCTTACTTCTCTGACACCGTACTCTATGCAAATGAGATGAATCTCCGTCATCTCCTTGACAACAAACCTCAATTTTTGTATTTACTAAATACCATCAGGCCACGAAAACGCTTTAGCAAGTGGTTTAAGAATGAAGTAGTTGAAGACATTAATGTGATTTCTGAATATTTTGGCTATAGTTATGCTAAGGCTAAACAAGTGCAGAATCTTATAACGTCCGACCAACTCCAGATGATGAAACAAAAAATACAAAAAGGTGGCGTGAAGTCCAAGGAGAAAAAGAATGGCGGTGAACATTGAAGACTTACTTGAAGTAAGATTAAAACAAGAAGACGATTTTTTAAAAGTAAAAGAAACACTAACCCGTATTGGCGTTGCATCACGTAAAGATAAAACACTATACCAGTCATGTCATATTTTACACAAAAAAGGTAAATATTATATTGTACATTTTAAAGAGTTATTTGCACTAGATGGCAAACCAACTGACTTTGAAGAAAACGATTTAGCGAGAAGAAACACAATTGCAAAGCTACTGGCCGAATGGGGATTAATTGAAATTGTTCCTAAAGCAACAAATGTTGAAGAACCTATAGCACCACTGTCTCAAATCAAAATCATATCTTATAAAGAAAAAAATGAATGGCTACTTACAGCTAAATATAATATTGGAAATAAAAAGAGAGAAGACGATACCGGTCAACGATAAGTACTTGACAAGCGTTGTATAATATGAGATAATGTTATCTTGAAATAAATTAGGAGATTCTATGAAATCCATTACAGCATTGACAGCAGTAGCATTAACTACTCTCTCCCTAGTTGCCGTTGCGGCAGACAAACCAGCAGAAAAGAAACCTGCTGACAAACCTGCAACAACAGCACCAGCACCTGCCCCTACAGCAGACTCTAAAGAGAAGCCACGTCCTAAAGTGATTACTCCAAAAGAGAAAGCCGAAAGAGCAGAGGCTAAAAAAGCAGAAGCTAATAAAAAAGCAGAAGCTAAAACAGACGCTAAGAAATAATTCTTAGTAAATTTTTTATCATTAATTGATGAGGTATATAAAATGGCATTTGTAAATTCTAGCAAAACACAGACAGAACTCTTGGTATCATACTTGCGTGGTACAGGTCGTGGAATCTCTGCACCACAAGCAAGGTCTTTGTTTGGCGTTAAAAATCTTCGTGCCCGTATGAGCGACTTGCGCCAATGCGGTTACAAAGTTCGTACAGCAACGAACACAGAAGGTAACACAACATATTTTGTTTCACGCAGAATGGTTGGACAGGCTTAAGCCTTATAAATAAACGTATCTCAGGGATGGGAACGTTAATGGCTCTTCTACCTTAGGAGCGTCTAACGCTGGTACAACGTTATGGTACCCCTGTATTCAGTAAGCAGGATTAATGATACGCCTTCGGGGTATCGAATTTTTTAAACTCGCTTAATAGGAGAAACTATGTTACATAACATTAATAGTGCTATCGATGCTTTTCAAAGCACAAAAACGCAATTCGTCAAAACATTCGTCAAGAATGAAGAACTTGCAAAACCCCTCAATACTTTCATTGAAGCGCAAACACTTTACGCAAAAGCCGTTGCAGTAGAAGTCAATAAGTTTTTTACAACTCTTGGCATGTCTGCATACACTTTTGACGCTAAAAAAGCGTTTTCAAAAAATAAGTAAGAGGAGATATAATATGGGACATACACCACTACCCGCAGTCTTTGGCGGACCAGGTTTCAAAGACTTTGATAAATTTTTTGTTGGCTTCGATGAGCAATTTAATCGACTAGCAAAGATACATGATGATGTGACTAAGAACATTCCTAACTATCCACCATACAACATTCGCAAGACTGGTGACAATACCTATGTCATCGAAATTGCTGTTGCTGGCTTTGGTAAGCAAGAAATCGATATCACTTTTGAAGACAACAAACTAATTGTTGCTGGTAATACAAAAGATGATGGAGACAATTTCTTGTTCAGAGGAATTGCTAATCGTGCGTTCACTCGCACATTTGCACTTGATGACCAAATCGAAATTCAAGATGCCGCTTTGATTAATGGTATGTTGAAGATTGCTTTGGAACGAATCATTCCAGAACACAAGAAGCCTAAGAAGATTGAAGTTAAAGATGCCGAATCTAAAACTAAAAAATCTACTAAGCAATTTTTGACTGAGGATGATATGTTATGAAATCAGTAAAGAAATTCTTTATGGCAATACTTGAAGCAATTCAAGATGCAAAGAGGCACAAGGCAGAGCGTTTTAAATAACACCAATGGGGACGCAATGTCCCCATTTTTAATTATGGATATATTATGATGTTTATTTTCAAGAAAAAAGAAATTGTTGTTGATGCATTTACAACAAATCATTCTGCATTTTCTAATTTTCCTATTGAACGATCATCAAAATTTTTCCCCGATTGGTGGAAAAAACTTCCCTCATATAATACAAGAGATGTATCGGGTATTGAAATTCCTAGTAGCACTATAAGACAATGTGATGGTTTAATTGATTTATATAAAAATGGATTTATGCTTCCACTATGGACAGATTTAATAATTGAAACTGACACAACAGGTAAATGGAAATATATTTCAGCACTTGAAATGAAAATAGTTGAACATGCCAGAAATCAATATGGTTCAAGTTTTGATGAATACATACATTTTAAATTCTTTTCTCCATGGATAATTCGAGAGAAAACGGGTGTTAATTTTACGTATATTCCTCCTATGTGGAACAATATAAACTATTGGAATCATATGCATTTCCTTCCAGGAACAGTTAATTATAAAACACAATCATCCTCACATGTTAATGTATTTGTTAACAAAATTAATCAATCAATTAACCTTCAAGCAGGAATGCCTCTACTACACATCATGCCGAATTCGGATAAAAAAACTATCATAAAATGTCATTTGGTAAATAAACAAGAGTATGATAAATTGGATTTATTTTTACAATATACATCTTTTAATAATAATCAAAGAAATTTTAAAAAAATAATTGAGAAAAAAGAATCAGAAAGTAAATGTCCATTTGGATTTAAATAAAAAGGAAAAATATTATGCAAGGTGAACTTAGAATTTTAAAATTGAGTACTGGCGAGGAAATCGTTGGTAACATTACAGAACGTATTGGCGATTTTATTTCAATCGAAAATCCATGTGTACTTGGAATCGCAATGGGACCAAATGGCAAAGCAAGTCTTCAAATGCAACCTATGCTTATCTTTTCTGAACAAAAAAAGGTAGACATCCTTCGTGCCAATATAATCTATGATGTAACAGTTGCGCCTGAGATTGAAAACAAGTATAATGAGATATACGGTTCAGGAATTGTCCTACCGAAAAAACAAGGCATCATTATTTAATGAAATTTTATACGCATTTTTCTAAACTCGGCAACAACATTCTTGTTCGTGGATACAACAACGGCAAACGATTTACTGATAAGGTCGAATACAATCCAACGTTATATCTACAATCTAAAGATGGTGATTATCGAACGTTAGATGGTCAATCGCTTGCGGCAGTATCGCAGGGAACAATGCGTGATGCTACTGAGTTTATGAAACGTTATGAAGACGTTGACAACTTCAAAGTCTATGGCTCAACAAACTTTCCATACGTTTATATCAATGAAGCATATCCAGGCAAAGTAGATTATGATCCAGAACAAATTAAGATTGCAAATATTGACATTGAAGTTGGTTCTGAAAATGGCTTTCCTGAACCTGCGTCTGCGAGTGAGCCAATTACTGCAATCACGTTTAAGATAGCTGGACACTTCTATGTGTTTGGTTGTGGTGACTATGATAACAATCGTGATGACGTAACATATCTCAAGTGCCGTGATGAGAATAATCTTATCATGCGCTTTCTTGACATGTGGGAAGAAACATCACCAGACATTGTGACTGGTTGGAACATTCAATTCTTTGATATTCCATATCTGAACAATCGTATCACAAGACTCATGGGCGATAATACTGCAAAGCGTCTATCACCATTTCGTAGAATCGGTGAACGTACAACTACGATTCACAACAAACAACAAGTAGCATTCGACTTGGTAGGTATTGCTATTCTTGATTATATTGAATTGTACAAAAAGTTTACTTACTCACAACAAGAAAGTTTTAGTCTCAATCACATTTCATA